CGCTAGGCGATTTTTAGGGGTAGGTGTATGGTTGGACCCAGACAAGAGCCTAGAAGCGCTTAAAACGGCTATACGGGCTTCTCAGTACATGGAAGCTTTCACGGTCTACAGTTCTCAAGACCCGAAGGATTATCGTGGAGAAGAGATCCTTGAAATGGTCCTACATGCGTCAAGTGGACGATTTAGGGACAAGGAGAATAAAAAGATGGAAGAAGGAAAATAAGACTTGACAAATATACCAGAACTTGTTATACTAAAATATATATTAATATATAATAATTATATTAAATATAATAAATATATAAATATTAATAGTGAATTAAAAGAATTAGAAAAAGTATTTCGTTCTTTACGTGTCTTACATGAACGCTATCCGGGAACTGACAAGACTCTGGACGAGCTGGAAGCTATGGTCTGGGCGTCTTATCCGCATATGCGTCTTCCCGAAAAGGAAGCTATCAGTGATCTACTTGGTCGAATCGAAGAAATTGAAGTCAGGGATGCCGTGGTGCTCGATCTGGTTACTTCCATACAGAGACGCTCTGATGCGACGGCCTTGGCTCGGAAAGCCGTGGATGCAGTCGAGGGCAGGTCGCCGTGGGATGAGCTTGTACAAGCCGCTAATGACATCGTGGTCTCCTCGAATGATGGTAACTACATCGACAGGATTAAAAGCCGCTTCGTCACAGACGATATAGATGAACTTGAGAATCTGGTTGTCAATACTCCTGGCCTGCCTTGGCGCTTGCGCTGCCTTAATCGTAGTTTGGGGCCTCTTCGATTGGGGGACTTTGGGTTCGTATTTGCCAGACCGGAACGTGGAAAGACAACTTTTCTTGCTGACCAAGTAACCTACATGGCGGAACATGCCACTGGTCCTATCCTTTGGTTTAACAACGAGGAACAAGGATACAAGGTAAGGATCAGAACGATCCAAGCTTCGCTAGGGATTGCATTGGATGAATTGTGGGCGAAGAAAAAGGACAATATCAAGAAGTATTACGACAAGACAAAGAGGAACATTAACATCATCGACGATGCTGACACTAGCCGTCGTGATGTGGAGGCTTTGGTTGCTGAAATGAAGCCAAGTCTGATCATCTTCGATCAGATCGACAAGATTCGTGGCTTTGATGCAGACAGGCCGGACTTAGTTTATGGAAAGATATATCAATGGGCTCGTGAACTCGCAAAGAAGTGGTGTCCGATTATTGGGGTATGTCAGTCTGACGGTACTGGTGAAGGCGTTAAGTGGCTTACAATGGCTCATGTCGCCGAAGCTAAGACAAGCAAACAAGCGGAAGCCGATTGGATTGTGGGAATAGGTGCATCTAATGAGGAGAATATGGACTTCATCAGGCACTTGAATATTAGCAAGAACAAGCTGCTTGGTGGTCAAGACAGTGATCCGAATGAGAGGCATGGACGATACCACGTTTTCATCAAGCCAGACATTGCCAGATATGAGGATATTGAGGAATGATGGACATACCCGGCAGGATTGTTGACAGGACTGAACCTACAATCCCTAATCAAGGATTTAGGTGGTGGTTTAAAGCATATCCAATTGAATGGAACAATAGCCACTTTGAACCTATCGAGGATGAGCGATGAGATACGCTGACGAACACGGGTTCTACGAGTTGAATCCGTTTCCGGGATGTAATCAAATCATCGTCTCAAACCATGCATTTATCTACCCAGAACACCGTGGTAGAGGTTGGGGTACAGAACAGCATAAACATCGTTTGCTACAGGCAAAATATCTTGGCTACGATTATATGATTTGTACTGTTAAATCAGACAATGAACGAGAGATTAAAATCTTGAAGGCTAACGGATGGCGACAGTTAGATCGGTTCGCTAATATTGAGACAGGTAATCACATAGAGATTTGGGGAAAACAACTTCAGCTATGAAAATTGAAATAAACAAAGAGAAGCTGAAGCGTCAACTTGAATTGGCGTTAGACGAGGCTCTCATTGCTATACGAGACGACAAGCGTGGGTTCACATATGCATTGCACCCGATGTGGGCGAAGGATATGCCTACACTCGCGGACTTCCTGATCCGCGCAATCGAGAGGAGTTAGGGGAATGAAAGTCGAGATAGTATATCGTACTGACAACGAACCTTTGACTACTCCATTTCCATCAAAGGATGGAATCATGGTCAGGTTTGTTCGTGGAGATTATCTTGATCCACAATGGATCTTTAACGGAGGAGGGTGGTTTAAACCTCCTGCTCCTAGATTCACCTTGAGGCATTTCTTCAAGTGGCTTCCGATTCCTTACATCGCATGGCGTAAGGGTACACGAGTCGGGTATATTGGAGCTAAGATTTACGGAGTAGATAGTCCAGAGTATTATCGATTTGTCCATACACGTGAGATTTATAACGGATCACAAGCCTTCTGTATCACCCTTCGACCTTTCGGGAGATCTCTCTAATGGCTGATCTTATAGTTTCCTTTATTATTGCATTCCCTCTTGTTCTTCTTATCCTCCTTCTTGTGGAAGATCCTACCCCTTTAGAAGACGACGAGGAGCATCACGATGGATCACATCATCAGTAACAATCGCCACAAGAATGAGACCTTTGAGGCATATAAACAACGACAACGTGATGCACATAAATTCATCAAGAGATACTTGACTTACGGAATTCCTGCAATGGCCGCCAGGTGTAAACGGTGGAGAAGTGAGAAGGAGGCTTGGTGTTTCTATGCAGTTGGTCCCCTGAGAACACATCATCCGACTACTAAACAGCATGTAGGAACCTTGTATAAGTATCACGATCTTTCCGAAATCGAATACCAAGAAGGAGCCATTCTTTGAACGTGGTGCCGGTAGCGGAGAACAACTATCCGCCTATGCAACCCGATTCAACTCTTGTAGAGATTCCCTTTAGCGACGATTCGTGGTTTGAGAGCAATGAAATCCACGATCCTTTTGATTTCTACGAACAATCCTTCGGAGGGTAAGATGGCATTTCGAGTTCTGCGATTCGATGTGGAGACTGGTGAAGCAGCGGTGATCAAGGCATTTTCCCACCAAAAGGAAGCTCAGATCAGGGCCAATCGTTTCAATGCGATGGCTAAGCAGCATACTGAAATCAACTTTGCGTATATTGTCGATGAAGTAAAGGATCCAAGTATTGACATCCCCTCTCTTTAATGGTATAATAACCTTATGCTTCATGCTTGGATTGTAACAGATTTGGACGATAAAATGCATCATATCAGGTACGATGACGATAGTCTTAAGTGGTGGGGTGCAACAAATCTCCATTGTTCCATTTCCCCTTTGTTACGAAAAGAGATGCCTGACTTTGTTCCCATTCTCTTGACCCACGTTTTAAACAACCCCCTTGATGGAGAATATATGGGCTTTGTATGGTTGAACGAACGAGATATGCGGTCCTCGACGTAGAGACAACAATCTATCAGAAAGGTACGCCTTTCGCTGAGAGGAATAGGCTGTGTTATGTGGGCATACGGATTGACGGGATTAACTACCTGTTTGATGTGGAATATGGCTCTGAACCATATGCTGACAAGCTACAAGGAATTGTGGAACTTTTGGACTCCGTTCATACCGTCGTCGGATTCAACATCAAGTTCGATCTCAATTGGCTTGCCCGTTATGGAATCCAACTCCGGGAACGTCATAGAGTTTACGACTTACAAAATGCGGAATTCATAAAGAGCGGACAGACGGAGATAATGCCGTCGCTTGATGAATGTCTTGGAAAGTATAATCTTGGTGAGAAGGATCACACCATAGAAACTGAGTATTGGTCCAAGGGAATTGATACACCAGAGGTTCCTAGAGAACTTCTAGAGCACTACTTGTCTTGTGATTTGGAGGTTGAGGATAGGTTGTATGAATACTACCTTTTGAACATGCCAGAATCACAGGCAGCCTTACTGCGTCTGGTTAATGCAGACCTTTTGGTCTTGCAGGAAATGGAATACAACGGAATGGTACTCGATTGGGCTACCATTTCTGCTAAGGCAGAAGAGACACAACAACGACTAAAGGAAGTTGATGAGCAACTCTCGGAATTTGTTCAGCTTGAGTTTAGGGGAATCTTCAATCCCGGTAGCGGGGATCATCTATCAGCCCTCCTATACGGTGGAACTGTCACTTGCAAACAAGGAACTCCTTATCAACATACGTTCAAAAGTGGGAGCAGAGTCGGTGAAAGTTGTACTCGTTACCGATGGGAATCTCGTACATTCGAGTTCCCTCGTCTCGTCACACCAATTGAAGGTAGCGAACTCAAGAAATCTGGATACTGGTCAACCGACCTCTTCTATCTGAGACAACTGAAGAAGCCTAAGAAACTCCTTGAACTTCTATTGGACCGGGCTGACCTCGAAAAATTGTACTCGACTTATTATGACGGACTTGCAAAACTTAGAGAGAAATTTGATTGGCAAGATGGTTGCTTGCACGGACAATTCAATCAATGTGTGGCACGGACTGGAAGACTTAGTGCATCAAACCCAAATCAGCAGAACTTTGACAAACGTATCCATCAACACATCATTACGAGGCATTAATAAATGAAACAACTGATTGGCGGTGCTATGTTGCTCGCACCCGGTATTGGAATTCTTGCACTTATTGCTGGAACTGAAGGACTTAGAAATGCTTTGATTGTTTTTGGTGCCATTGCATTCCTCATCCTTTGGTGTTTTGTTGGTGCATATCTTTTGGCAGATTAAGCTATGAGTTTCCTTCTGATCATTATGACGTCTGTTACAATTGTTGTAACTCCGTATCAAACTGAACGTACTTGTGAACAAGCTGCTGAACAGATCAATGCTGTGGCTCACAATCTTGGCGCCGTTTATAATCCTGCTTTCTGTGTCCCGCATGACTAATGAAGTTAATAATTGCTGGTTCGAGAAGTCTGAATCCAAGTGTTGAAGAGCTGAACAATATTGTCTGCCAACATTGGAATCCAAAAGAAATCATACGAGTAGTATCTGGAGGGGCTATTGGTGTAGATCAGGTAGGTGAAAAATGGGCCAAAAAAGAAGGTATTCCATATGTCATATTTATCCCCGGATGGGGATTGCATGGGAGATTTGCTGCATTTATGAGGAATAAAGATATGGCATATTATGGGGACCAGTTGTTAGCGATTTGGGATAATAAGAGTAAAGGAACACGGCACATGATTGAGGAAATGGAGGCGTTGGGTAAGCCTGTTGTGATTGCTAATGTTAATTCATGCTGACGTAAAAGGACTCGAAGTAGTAACGGCGGCTTACCTCAGTAAGGACCCCGTTCTTTGTGAGGAGATTCGTGACGGTGTTGACATCCATTCTGAGAATCAGAAGCGGTTTGAACTACCTAATCGTGTCCTTGCAAAGATCTTTAAGTTCCGATTGATTTATGGTGGCTCTGCATACAGTTATGCACATGATCCTGATTTTACCACTGTAAGTAGTAGTGAGAAGTATTGGCAGGATGTAATCGACGAGTACTACAATAAATACAAGGGTATTGCCTTGTGGCATAAACACCTTGTTGAAGAGGTTCAAACTAAAGGCAGACTTGTTATGCCTACTGGACGCATGTTTCCCTTCCCTAGATTAGAGGTAATAAAGAATCTTGCCAAGTGGCGTCCGAAGATTCTAAATTACCCAGTCCAAGGTACCGGTGCAGACCTAGTAGCTATTGGCCGTGTTGCATTACGACGCAGAATCAAGAAGTTAGAATTACCAGTTCTGTTTCAATCAACGGTTCATGATTCCATCGATTTGGATATTGACAACGATGTAGATCTGTGTTATAATATATGTAGTATCGTTGAGAAAGCAATCAATGATATTCCGTTGAATTTTAAACGTTTGTTTGGAGTGGAGTTCAATCTTCCTGTTGGTTGTGAGATTGGCTTTGGCCCAAATTTAAAGGACTTGACTAAATATGACGCAAAAAATTACCATCCTCAAAGTTGATCAGACTAAAGCCCCGAAGGGCTACTCTGTTCTTGACATTGCTTACAAGGCTGAGGACGGCAAGACTAAAGCTATGAAGGTTGTTGACTTCACCAATAAAGCCATCTTTGAAACGCTGGCTGCAAGTAGCCCCGGTGAAGTATTTGATGTAACGTTTGTAAAGAATGATAAAGGTTACTGGTCTTTTGGATCGGTTACTCAAACAGGAGAAAAAGCATCCGTGGCACAAGAAACCACGACTAAGAAAAGCGGCGGCACTTGGGAAACCAGTGAAGAACGTGCTGCTCGACAAGTACTTATTGTTCGTCAAAGCTGTCTGGCTAATGCTATTGCTTATGCTGAAATGCAAAAGGTGAAAACCTCTGCTCATGATGTTGTGCATCTTGCAGAAACGTTTAAAGAGTACGTGTTTAATGGGCTGGCAAAAGCTGTTCAACCCCAAGAAGTAGAGTAATCAAAGGTCCTTGCCGGGAAGCCTCCATAGTATAGTGGTATTATACTCGGCCTGTACCCGAGAGACAGGGGTTCGATTCCATCTTGGGGGCTCCAAGCTAAAATATGAAAGCATTGATCGACGGAGATATAGTTTGTTATCGGTGTGCAGCAGTCTGTGAGAATGCTGAACTGGGTCTAGCGATCTGGCAAACCGATGTACTTTTGAGTCGTATTCTTGAGGATATTGACAGCGACGATTGGAAAATCTTTATCAGTGGGGAAGAGAATTTTAGATATGAACTCTATCCTGACTATAAAGCTAATCGTCGTGATTTACCCAAACCGAAACATCTTGAAGACCTACGCACACATCTGGTTCTTGAGTGGGATGCCTCAATCGTAAATGGTTATGAGGCAGATGACGCGATGGCTATGGAACACACAAATGACACAATTATTTGCTCAATTGACAAAGACCTTCTACAACTTCCGGGATGGCATTACAATTTCGTTCGGGGAGAAACTCGCCTCCTTACGGAACTTGAAGGACTCTACAACTTCTACTATCAAGTCTTGGTTGGTGACCCGACTGACAACGTTAAGGGCTGTCCCGGCATTGGTAAAGCAAAAGCTCCAAGGCTTCTTGACAAGTGTCAAAGCGAAGTTGCCTTTTACGAAGCAGTAGTTAAAGCATACCAACACGCATATAAAGATTCCCCTGATAAAGACGAATGGTTTAGACAACTTAATCTTAACGCCCAACTCCTGTATATCAGGAGAAGCCCAGAGGAAGGATGGAAGAAACCAGAACAAGAGGCGGGAGTCGAGTCAAGCTCTTTGATGTGCGAGACGGATACATCTACGGTGCATGGTTCGACGGTGTAGGTGAATGGTTCCCTCATAGATGGCCCCTAAGTGGAAGGCTCAATGCAACTGAACTCAGAAGTTTGGACTTAATTGTATAGATATGATTCCATTAATTCTTATTATAGTCATGGTATGGTTGATCCTTCATGGCCGATAAAGATAAATTTAAGTCAGGTCTTGAACGTAAGGTCCACGCATCACTTAATAGGAGACAGGTTAAGCATGGCTACGAAACCCAAAAATTCAAGTTCGTCCAGCCTGCCAAAGCCCGAACCTATACACCAGATTTCTTCCTACATGAAACTGGTATCTTTGTGGAATGCAAAGGAAGACTTACACAAGCAGATAGAGAAAAACTTTTGTGGGCAAGGGAACAAAACCCAGACTTGCGCCTTGTTATCCTCTTCGGACGGGCAAAGAACACTCTCACCAGACGTAGTAAAACCACCTATGGTGATTGGGCCGAAAAAAACGGCTTCGAGTGGGCCGACTTTGGAGAGGATGGTATCCCAGCAAGCTGGTACAAAAAGGAAAAAGAATGAAGGTTAAAGCTATTATCGAAAAGACGGACGGGGTTTATGAGTTTACAGCTGAACTGTCTACAGATCAACATAACTTTCTGGTGGAGTATGCAATCCGGGATTTGATCACGAAAGGCATGATGCCTTTTGATATGTCCGCGACTGAGAACGTCATGATCGCGGTCGGAGATCCCGAACCCGCAGTCCAATAATGGATATATTTATATGTGTCATTGTCGCCTTGTGGCTGCTAAGTCCCTTGCTTTCACCTTTAGACGATCATTTGAGGTAATAAATGGCTAGGAAACATATGGTAATCCCGGACACCCAAGTTAAACCGGGTGTTCCGTTGGATCACTTGACGTGGGCTGGTAAGTACATGGTCCACAAAAAACCTGATGTTGTGGTAATGATTGGGGACTTTGCCGACATGGAAAGTCTTGGCATGTATGATGTGGGTAAGAAGTCCTTTGAGGGACGTAGGTATAAGGCTGACCTTGCTGCTGCGCATCTTGGTATGGAGTTACTTCTTGGACCACTGAAAGAATACAACCAACGTGCTAAAGCGAACAAGGAAAAGCAATACAAGCCTGAGCTTATTCTGACTTATGGTAACCATGAAGATAGGATTTCTAGGGTAGTAGAGGCTGATCCGAAACTCGAAGGAGTCCTTAAAATTGAAGACCTCCGATATGAAGAATTTGGATGGAGAACAATCCCCTACTTGGAACCAGTCGTGGTTGACGGTGTTGCCTACTGCCATTATTTTACATCCGGAATTATGGGAAAACCAGTCACTAGCGCAGCGGCGCTCATTACTAAGAAACATATGTCTTGTGTCATGGGACATGTTCAAGGTAGACAGATCGCCTATGGAACTAGAGCAGACGGTAGACAAATTACTGGTCTTTTTGTGGGGGGATACTACCAACACGACGAAGCATACCTCAGATGGCAAGGAAACAAACATTGGAGAGGGTTGTGGATGTTGCACCAAGTAAATGATGGTGAGTTTGACGAAATGCCTGTCTCTATCAATTTCCTAAGGGAAAAGTATGGAACAAGAAGTATATAATAATACCGGGGTATATGATTATGCCGAAGGTAAATGGACTACAAAGGGTACTGGACTAAAGTACGACAATGAGAAACCTAGGACGGATCTTCTAGATCCACAAGCTTTGGAGGGATTAGCCCGTGTACTCGCTTTTGGTGCTAAAAAGTATTCTGCTCATAATTGGCGTGGGGGCATTAGCTTCTCTAGACTTCTTGGCGCGCTTTTACGCCACACCTTCGCTATCCTTCGGGGAGAGGATATTGATCCTGAGTCTAATTTGCCTCACGTCGATCATCTTGGTTGCTGCTGGATGTTCCTTAGTAACATGATGAAAACCCGTCCTGATATGGATGATAGGTGGAAACCTAAATCATGAGTTGGCCTGTTCTTCTGCTAGTTAGTCTAGCTTGGTTTTATGTGACTGTTCGAGCTGGTATTGAACAAGATGTTATTACTGCATTGATTTATGGTGGTATCTTTACTAGTAATGTAGGATTTACACTTCAGGCATATCTTAAATGAAATGCATTTATCTAATTGGTTCTTTGCGGAACCCTGAGATTCCTGTGATTGCCGGGAATCTTCGTAAAGCTGGATTTGAAGTATTTGATGATTGGTTTGCTGCTGGTCCTATTGCAGATGATAGTTGGCAAGAATATGAAAAAGGTAAGGGAACCCATTACGATGTAGCCCTTCGTTCTTATGCTGCTCAACATGTGTTTGAGTTTGATCATCATCATCTGGAACGGTCTGATATTGGATTGCTTGTCATGCCTGCTGGAAAGTCAGGTCACTTGGAACTAGGTTATATGGTTGGTCGTGGTAAACCTACCTATGTGTTGTTTGATCGGGAACCTGAGCGGTGGGATGTGATGTATGCTTTTACCAATGGAGTCTATTTTAGTCAGGAGGCGTTGATTGGACAACTTCAATCAGACAATCTGGGATAGGAGGTTCCTTGAACTGGCTAAGGAAGTTAGTACTTGGTCTAAAGACCCAAGCACACAAGTTGGAGCGGTGGTGGTTAAGGAACGGTTGGTGGTTGGGACTGGTTATAATGGCTTCCCTCGCGGTGTTCACGATCTGCCTAGTCGCTACCTTGATCGTGAAACTAAGTATAAGCTTGTGGTTCATGCTGAAGTAAATGCGATTTTATTGGCGGGGAAGGAAGCGATGGGCGCCACACTTTATGTGTATCCTTCCTTTTCCCTGCCACCAGTTTGTAACGAATGTTGCAAGGTACTGATTCAAGCAGGCATCAAGGAAATCATTGGATACGCCCCTGATCCGAATGATGAACGAACCAAACGATGGGAACAATCCATTGCGGTGTCTCGTATGATGTGTGAGGAAGCGGGCGTTAAATATAGGACAATCTAAGAATGAAGGTTTACCTTTCAGGTAAGATGGCTGGAGTTCCGAAGTTTAACTTCCCAGCCTTTGATAAAGCTGCTGAACAATTGCGTCAAGCAGGACATGAGGTTTTTAACCCTGCTGAAAAAGACAGGGAACTGTACGGTCATGATTTTGCGGAAATCTGTGATGGTAACTTTGAAGAGTCGGTAAGGCGTGGATTCAATCTTCGTCAAACCTTCTTCCTTGACTGTGAGTATATCTGTAAGGAAGCCGAAGCAATTGCAATGCTTCCTGGTTGGGAAGATAGTGGTGGGGCTAGAGCAGAACATGCTTTGGCACATGTACTTAGACTGAAGTTTATCTACCTGTAGGATTTATATGGCTCTTGATCCGATCTCTAGTGCATTAGATTTAGGTAAGACGGTTATCGACAAGATTTGGCCTGATGCAGGGGAATCTGAACGAAACAAGGTTCAGCTAATCCTCACTATGTTTCAAGCACAGGCTCAGATTGTTATCGCTGAAGCGTCTAGTGGAAGTTGGCTTACTCGTAGTTGGCGACCTATAACGATGTTGATCTTTGTAGGACTTATTACAGCCCGCTGGTTTGGTTATTCAGCAACGAACTTGAGTCCTGCTGAGTATCTTGAATTGTGGGGAATTGTTAAACTTGGACTTGGTGGTTATGTAATTGGTCGATCTGCTGAAAAGATTGTTCCGGGAGTAGCTACCACGGTTTCAAACATCCTGAGAAAGAGCGCAGACTAAAATGTACACACTCCAAGAAATGGCCGAGAAGTTGAAACAAATCGAAGAAACGACCCTGTTAGAAATGCTCGGCCTTTCTTCGGAGGATTTGGTTGACCGGTGTATGGATATCATTGAAGATGATCCTGAGAAGTTTGAGCGTGAATTAGCGCAATTCTTCCCCGAGGAGTATGAAGATGTTCTTCGAGAAGATTCTTGAGATAATCCTTAATCTATGGAAAGAGATACTTCCTTGGACAATTGTAGACGCAGGACACCATTGCGGAATCTTTCGCCTAGGTATCTATCACCGTACTCTGGAGCCGGGTTTCCATTGGAAAATCCCATTCGCAGAAGAGGTGAATACGCACAATACCTGTGTGACAACCTT